GTGACCGTAAGTACCCAGACCTGGGTCAACAATTAGATATGATTTATTGGGACAAAAAAAATAGTACAAAAAAGTGGGAAGAAGCAATCGACAAAATTAAAACAGATTTTCCTAAACCAGAATAAGGCATCATGAGTTCAGAACTCAAAATAACGAATTTAAAACACGCATCAAGTAGCAGTAATAATCTGGTGCTGGGGAGTGATGGGAATGTAAGTATAACGAATACTTTAAGCGCAGGGACTATAGGCTCTTCAGTAACAGGACAAAATAGACCTTATTTTTATTGTAGTCATTATAGTACAAATCAAACTATGTCAGGAAGTGGTGGAGGTGATGATGAATTAACTGTTTGGTTAGGAACAAATGGTGATCCAGATAGTAAAATGAATACTTCTACAGGACGATTTACTCCAAGTATTGCTGGTATTTATTTGTTTGGTGCAAGAGTTTATATCGAAGGTGCTCCCTCCAGTTTTAGTAGAGTTATGATAAATATTAACAATGGTTCTGATGATAAGAAATATTCAGAAATTATGGGTGATTCAAGAACTATTGATATAACTAGAATGGCGTATGTATCTGATACTGGATATGCGAGTGTAATAGTTGATGTTCATACAAATGCTCATGCTATAAGAGGTGATCAGTGCCATTTTTGGGGGATGCGGATTGCTTAATTTAACAAACATAACTTGGCCCAATAAACCCGAATAAAAATCATGCCTAGCGATCTCCAGATAACGAACATACGTGACCAAGCA